TTGATTGTCATATTGAAGGCAGGATGTGTAAAATGTTTTAGCCATTGTATCTCCATAATTAAGTTTATATTATACTACGAATACTGATTATAGTAAAGACTTAACGTGGATATAGCAACATCATTGCATCATAGGCTGCATCGTGGATTGGGTGATGCTTCAGCACTTGTTGTACGGAAAAAGTTGGATGATTAATCTCACAATAACCATTATCTGATGTAGATGCAAGTAAATCAACTGCTGTCCTAACATCTCGCCATTGGTTATATCGAACTATTGGTTTCACATCTACTGAGTTGCATAAACTTTCAAATGCCGTCTGATCTAATCCACCTCTTGCCCAAATTATTTTTTTAGGGGAAGAATCAATTTTTAGGTAATCTCTAAAAAGTTCTATACCATCTTCTGCTGATACATCAGTAGGAGTGGGATTAAAACTAATATCACGAGCCATAGAGCATTGCTTAGACCACCACTCAAGAGTAGACTTAGATGCTGTTCGTTTATATTTTTGGATTTGTTCTTTTGCATCAAACTTCACAAAGATAGCTTGATCTATTATATCTGAGTACGACATACCATCATTAAAATATACCATTGCGGCAGATAAAATAACGGCAGAAGATTCAGTTGAGAGGGTTTCCAGATCAAACACGAACATTTATTTTCTCCATAATGTAAATAATAATATACTTGACTACCCGAAAATAGTCAAGTATTTTTAGAAATTATATAATAATTTTTCTATCTGGAACTTTAATCAATGATTCTTCAGCTTCTTCAAATTTTGAAATATACTCATCAATCAAACCTTGAGCAGGATTACCAACCGTCATAATAGCAGACTTGTAGATAGTGATATCGCCTTCAGAATATGGCATAAACTGTGCAATAAGGAGTCCCATAGTTCCATCTTCACGAGATTGGATTGCAATTTGAGCGGGATTTGATACTGTGAATTGAAAAGCATCCTCATCAATAACACCAGCTAAGATTTCTTCACCAGAAGAAAGTTTGAAACATTTTGTAACAGTCATATTATATTCACCTTAAAAATGGGAGGATTTTACCCTCCCTAAAAATATTAGTCCAATAACAGTTTACTGGTAGGGGAATTGATTTCTAACTTTTTAGATTTCAGTTCCTCAGGGACAATATACTTCAAGTAGATTTTGAGCAACCCATCTTGTAATTTTACACCTGTTGATTCAACTCTTTCAGCAAGAGTGAACGAACGAGTGAATGCTCTTGTAGCAAGACCTTTGTGTATATAAACGCTATTATCTTCAACTGCCTTTCCGGTGACAGTTAGAATCTGATTTTGTAATTCTACACCTAGTTCTTCTTGCTTGAATCCTGCAACAGCAATCTCAATTAAATAATCTGTATCCCCAATACTTTTAATATTATAAGGCGGATAGTTTGATTGATTTTTAGGAACTGCTTCTTTAGTTTTCCGAATAGAGTCCAATTCAGTATCAAATCCTATAAAGAATTTAAGAAGGTCTTGATCAATACTAGGAAAGAAAGTTTGTGACGTAAGCATGGTATTCTCCAATTAAGCGAGATTTAAGTTTGCTACCCCGAAGGCATAGCGATAAATGGGAAGTTTTGACTTTGCTCCCCACAAAGTTTCGGTGGCTGCGAACCGCTGAAATCTATACTTCGTCGGTTACTGTTTCAGTATCTGACGAATTTGCATCTTGAAGTGCTTTAATTTGAATTTCGCCTTGACTTCTAATTTTAGCGATTAACGCAACTACATCATCAAATGGATGCTTACCTAAAGTTGCTAAGATCATGTTGATTTCTGATAAGGTCAATTCAACTGTAATTTCTGGGTTTTCCATAGTGTCTCCAAGGTTAAAAATATATTTATACTACGTTTTTCTTGTTTCCAAGAAAAAGTGCTCCTGCAATTCCTTTGGTCGGATAATCCTAATCCTGCTAAATCTTTCTTACGCCTATTGCGTATTTCTGCACCAACTGCCATTTTGGTTTTTCAGCATAAGACAATATCTTTATAGAAGATAATGATGTCCTATTTTGAGTCTTTTCTGCATCTACTATTTTCAATAGATTCCAATCCTGAAGTAATATTGCAATGGTGTTTCTTCGTTCAATGTCACTTATACTTATATTAGTTTCTTTACCATCCAAAGCAAATAGTTCTTTGAAGTGAACTAAGTAGTACCGACCCTGCTTATGAAGAATATGGCAAGATTGATATAAAGTATTGTCTTTTTTAGATGCTACTCCAATTCTTGTCAATGTTTCTTTAATCTTTAAAAAACTATCAGGTTCAGGAATAGAAATCTCCAGCATCGTTTCCATCGACCAATTCACATATACCGCATTATCATCATAATCCATTATTTTCCGCCCTTGTTTTGCTTTTCTCTAATATAGTTAAGGGTTTCCTCTGTGAGGATATTTAGTACACTCTTTGCTTCTCGTTTAGAGTAACCATAAAATGCACATACATTGTCAAGGTCTTCTGAAGCAGATTCTTTTGGAGCCCACTTCGAAAACCTTTTCTTTCGTTCTATACTATATATTAAAAAAGAAAACTGTTGTTGATTGGAAAGGTCTGGATATCGATTCATCTCATTGGCATACATTACCGTATCAGGAAAATAAGATAGACTTTTGTTTACTATAAACGGAGTATAATCCTTATTTGCCTGTGGGTCTTGGAACATATCTTCTTTGGTAAAGTTGATAGCATTTACAAACTCAAATGGTGTACTCATAATATATAATCTCAACTATTTGAAAGAACAAGAACTCATTATTTCAGTCATCGCTGCCATAATATTGATTTCTCTATCAGTAACAAAGGCATTCTTATAACCATAATCAGCTAGAATCAACACCAACTGAGGTATGCTTGTTACTTCTATATATTCAACTGACTTGTCATATAACTTTCTAAACAACTCTGTTGAGTCTATATCAATATTAACACCAACCCACTTTCTAACTTCAGTGAAGTTCTTTTCCTTCATCATCTTTAACAACGAAGTGAAAGTTTCATCGGAGGCATTGACTAAGATACCCGCATTAATCTTACCTGATACAGAATATCGTTGAAGTTCATTCAATATTCTTCTGTAATCTGGGAAGTATTTAGTTACTAACTCAACCACAACCTTTGGGTCAAATTCAACATTCTCGGACTTAAGAATAGTTACTGCTCTTTTGAAGAATGATGCTGCAATCTGTTGTTTATCTTTAGCATCTAACTTGAAGTCTATACAAGTACACCGAGAATGCAAAGGTTCAATGATTCGGTTCTTGAAGTTACAGGTCAAGATAAATCTACAGTTTGAGCTGAACTCTTCTATAAATCCACGCAAGGCAGGTTGAACAGATTGAGCGTTTGTATAATCCGCTTCGTCGATAATAACAATCTTTCTAGCATCAGTCAACGATACGGTTGATGCAAAACTTCTAATCGTAGTTCTTAAGGTATCGATAGAACGACCTTCGTCTGAACCATTAATCATTAGATATTCTGCGCCAATCTCTTCGCACAATGCTTTGGCGATAGTAGTTTTACCTACACCTGCAGTCCCACTGAATAAGAAGTTTGGTATTTGACCTGATTTGATAAACTCTCTGAATGTTTCTTTCAAAGATTCTGGTAGGATGCATTCATTGATAGTTTGTGGTCTGTATTTCTCGCACCACAAGAATTGTCTATTGTTGACATTCAATTCATTCATAATATTTCCCATAGTATAGTAGAATGGCGGCATATTATATGCCGCCTCGATGTTTAGTTCTTAGTTGAATGTAGAATCAGATTCTACGCCCACGTAGTATACAAGATCAGAATTATCTGATTTGAATCTAGAGATTCGTTTAGATGAGATAGCTACGGTATAATCTGCTTGGATAAACTTAAACATTTCAACCTTGAAGTTGATATGGAAATCTAAATCAGTTACTCCAATATTAACCTCAAAAGCGTTACTTGTATCTACTTTCTTATCGGACACAATCAGTTTCAATTTACCATCAGAACCTACGAAAGCAACATCTGGAGCTCTCAATACAGAAGCAGTCTTACTAATCATTGCTAATGTATCAGCACTCAATTTGAATTCAATATCTGCTTCAGGGAAGTTAATCTCTTTCTTTGGAACTGATAATACAGATGGGTCAGCAGAAAAGTATTTGATTGAAGTTTCGCCATCTGAGATACGAACAAACTTTTCAGAGAACTCCAACTCAGGGCTTGGGAATAATGACAACACGCCCAAGAACTCATTCAAATCATAGATACCAAACTCTGATGGAAATACATCAGGAACAGTAATGGACGATAAGATCGTATTCTGAACTGACCGAGTTTTTAGAACACTGCCTTCGTTGAGTAATATATTTGAGCTGATTGAACTGTAATTCTTTAGGATGGTTACTGCTTCTTTTGATAACTTCATTTTAAATCCTCATTTTATGGTTAAATATAATATCACAAATACTATTATAATATGGAATGCTCTAAAAGTAAATAGGTTATTTCTGCACGTTGGCTGCTATTTTTTCCCACTCTTCAGGGGTGGCCATATCTCTTTCTAATAAAAATAATGCATTGCATACAACATGCGCAAGATGGTTGAGTTTAGTTTCTGGATCAAACTGCTCCCCTGCAAACCAATCCCAAAGATGTCTTTGAATTGCATCATAATACCTTGCTTGAGCGTCTGGAACTTTTTTCCAATTATTCTTATCATACTTCTCTGCCCCTACTGTTAAAACTTTCACGGTTTCTTTCAATGCGTTTGGTGGAACTAAACCATATTGTAACTTACCACCATCAAACTTACGACCAGGACCAGCTGCACCTAGAGTTAAATACTTAAAATCTTTCTCTTGTTTCTCTCTAGCTGCCTTAGCTTCTGGCTCATCATATTCTGGTACTGCACCATATCCATTCATATTATACCTCGTATACTTCAACATTTGTTAATATTTTGTCGAATAAATCTATAAACGATAATCTAGTTGATTCATCAAAACGATTAACGCATAACTCAACAGCCTTCTTTTTATCTTTAAAGATTGAATAAGATTTTACAATGTGGATCAACCTACGAGTGGTTATGTTCTCATCAACACCACCATCCGAGTATGTTCTACGGATAGTATCCGCCCAACGAACTAAGTCATTGGCAAACTCAGAATCAAGGCAATCAAACTGATTCATAACATTAGTTATAATCTTTAACTCAACCGATTGTGCAGGATAATCTTGAACCATTGTTACTGCGAAACGCTCTAGGAATGCTTCATTGAGAATGTTAGTACCAATGTATCGACCGTCATCAGAACCCTTGCCTTTAGTATTAGCAGTAGCAAAGATATTGAAACCATCAGCAGGGATAATGATTTCGTTCTTCAACTTGAAGTAAAACGGTTTTCCTTCAAGGATAGGTTGAAGGCATAGTAATGTATTTGCATTACCCGCATCAATCTCGTCAAGCAGTAACACATAACCCATACGCATTGCACGCACAATCGGACCTTCAACAATCTCAACATTACCGTCAATTAAAGTTTTGGTTCCGACTAATTGATCCTCATCAGTCATACTGTTAAGGTTGATACGAATGATTGGGCGGTTTAGTTTAGCACAGATTTGCTCAACTGTGGTAGATTTACCGTTACCTGTTGGACCATAGATATAAGTTGGATAGAAGATTTTAGACTTGATTACCTTCTCAACATCTTTGTGGATACCGAATGGGACATAGGTTAAGTCAGTAGGAGGAATCAAGCTCTCAGATATATCAACTGAGAGTTGAGTTTTAACTACGGTCAATTTAGGATCAATTTCTTTAACGGAACCATTATATCCTGGAAGGGCATATACGCCTCTAGATACAGAAACATTATCAATATTATACCATTGTACCTTTTCTCCAACTTTACTTGATAGTTGTTTAGCGCACTCAATTGCTTGCTGGCGGGTAAAAGTATTTGATGTAATTGTATCAGGGTACAATTCAGACATCAAACTCAACATTGCAGCTTTCTTTTCACTTAGGTTCATAATATATTCTCTTTTTGGTTTAATTAAGTTATAAGTTATTATATAACGGATAGGCATAAAAGTATAGCTTTATTTTAACACATTATGCAACTAATTTTATAAACTTATCAAGGACAATACGGTTTTTTTTATTGCGCCCCAGGAACTTCTTGAAGTCTCCTGCCATTTTAGAAGTTGATGAGTTAGGATTGATATCTAACTCAACTTCA